GTCACGCATGGCCAAGCAGAAGAAGCAAAGCAAGTCTATCTACCATCATGCAAACAAAGGCTTCTACAATTCGGACGCGTGGAAGTCGATGCGCTCATATGTGTACGAACGCGAACACGGTTGTTGTCAGTCATGCGGCAAGTTCATCTTTGGCAGGCGGGCGCACGTGCATCACATGGTACCGATCAAAGCAAACCCATTGCTTGCATTGGATGAAAACAATCTGATGTTGCTTTGTCCTACTTGTCACACAATCGAAGAAAACAAGGACAAAGAAAAAAAGGAAAAGGTATTTCCAAGTTACTTTGGAGCGAAAGCCCCCCCTACCAAAAATTAAAATCGTGATTAGGGATAGATAGGTAGTAGAGGGTGTAAGGGAGCGCGCTAGACCAAAATTTAAAAAATCGAAGGGGGGATATGTAAATGGCCACAAAACGTGATATTAATGCGGCGGTTGCTGAAAAAACACTGGCAGAAAAAGAGCGCATTTTAAAGATCATGCGTGATGCGGATATTTACACAAGAACCCTGGACCCACTCATAGAAAACTATCTTGATGTCTATGAGGTTTATCAAACAATGTTCCTGGAATGGAAAGGAAAAGGGTTCCCGGCAACGCAGCGACATACAAACAAAGCCGGGGCCACAAATACAAGCAAGCATCCATTGGCGCAGTTGGTTGAAACCTGGTCCGACAAGCGCGCCAAACATTTGGAAATGTTGGGATTAAGTCAAAAGGCTGCATCCAAAGGGAACAAGATTACAGGCGGCAGTAAGGTACAGGATAGCATCATGACGAAACCGCCGGAGGTTAAGGATGAATTAGCGGCGCATCGTGAGAAGTGGCGTGATGCTAAGTGATTGAACGCGGTATAAATTATGCTGATCAATTTGCAAAAATGGTTAGGAAAAAGCCAAAAGAGTATCCAACAACAATAAAGGATGCAATCAATCGCTATTACAAATGGAAAAAGCGCAAAGATGTCTGGTTTGATGTGGACCGCGCCAATGAAATGATGGATTGGGTGGAAACATTCGTTTATCACACTGATGGCGAACTGGCCGGACAGCCTTTCATCCTGGAACCGTGGGAGAAATTTATCTATTCATCCATATTCGGATGGATTCACAAGAACGAAAAGGGCCAAGATGTCCGCGTAACGCGTGAAACTTACATACAGATACCTAAAAAGAACGGAAAAACCTTGCTTGCAGTCGGTGCAATGGCTTATGTGATGTACGGCGAAGGCACATTGAATGCCAGTTGTTACGCATGTGCATCAGATTTCGCACAAGCACAGTACGCAGCGAAGCCGTTTGCTGCAACAGTCATGAACAATGATATTTTGAACAATCCTAGTACGATCTACAAAGGCGCAAAAGGAACTGTTTCATCCATCGTTTATGAATACACATTCGATGCCAGGGCTTATCAGAACCGTTTCATTGTGCAATCAAAGAACATTGAAAATATTGAGGGTTCCAATCCACAATTTGTGCTGAACGATGAATTGCACAAGCAAGTGAAGATGGAACAATACGACAACTTTAAGTCTGCTATGAGTTCCCGGCCAGAACCAATCATGTTTAACATATCGACTGCCGGAAAAGGTTCATCATCTGTCGGCATGCGTGTCTACATGGAAGCCAAAGCCGTTCTGAAGAATGATGATGATGATTCAAACTTTGTCATGATCTGGGAGCCAAACAAAAACTATGATTGGACCGACAGAAAAGTTTGGGCCATGGTCAATCCGAACATAGGTGTATCGGTAACCATTGAGCAGATGGAGCCGGCTTTCACGAAGGCTACACGATCGGCACACGCCAAAGCGGAGTTCCTGACAAAGCATCTGAATGTATTTGTTAACGGTGCTGATAACTTCTTTGAACGTGATCAGATAGAACATGTACTTGTTACCGCCGAGGAATTGGGCGACCTGACCGGCGAAACATGTTACTTAGGATTAGACCTTTCGAAAACTACTGACTTAACGTGTGTAAGCATGAACTTCCCTACCTGGAACGAGGATGGCGAATCAATATTGAAAGTGAAACAGATGTACTTCATTCCATCCGAAGACATTGATTTGAGGGAACAGGAAGACAATGTGCCGTATCAGGATATGTGCGAAAAAGGCTTTGTCCAATTGTGTGATGGGAAGTTCATTGACCAGGGCCAAGTAATGGAATTCATAAAAGAATGTATGGACTTGTACGATGTGCAATTGCTGAACTATGACCCGGCGATGTCGCAGAAATTAATTGAACAGATTGAGAACTTGGGATTGGAATGTAACGCAGTTTCACAATATCCAAACGTAATGAATGCGCCGATTGATGACGCTGAAAGATTAATCTACAAGAGAAAACTATTCACGGATAACCCATTGTTTATCTACTGCGCTTTGAATCTTGTTGTTGGTGTGAACTTGCAAGGTATGAAGGCAGCGAGTAAGTCGAAAAGTAAAAAGAAGATTGATGGCTTTATTGCTTTTTTGATCGCACACAAAGAAACGATGATGTTGATGGATGATGTGGATGATTCCGGAATGGACAGCTTGATTTCTGAAATTTACAGGTAGGAGTGATTTGTAAATGGTTATGGATATTGAAAAGACTTTGAAAGATGTTGAGTACATGAAACAGGAACTAGAACAAGCTTCAATCCATTTAGAACGTGCCTTGTTTACAAAGAACAGAATCAAAAAAGAGTATGTTACAACAGAAAAATTTATTCATGAAATGGTTAAGCATTATAATCCGCCAACCGAGGGAATGGAAAGGAGGTGATCTAACATCTCCTAACCTGGTAGGTTAACCAGGCGCTTTGAAAGGTGGTGAGAAATTGGGATTAAGAGATAGTTTTTCAAATTTTGTTTACAAGCAGGTTGAAAAACGCGGTTGGTTTGAAGATGCTGTTGGCGGTTCGATTCGTTACGGCGGCTTATATGTCACTGATGAAAATATTTTGCAGTCATCGGATGTTTACGAACTGATGCAAGACATATCTAATCAAATGATGTTGGCAGATATCGTGACGATTGATGAAGCCGGCAATGAAGTCCGGGATGATTTTGCAATTAATGTTTTGCGGAAGCCAAACAACTATTTGACCGGTGCTGAATTCATGAAGATCATGACGAATCAATATCTATTGGCCGGCGAGGTGTTCCCGGTCCTGGATGGTGATCAACTACATCTGGCCACAAGTGTATACACAGAACTGGATGATAGATTGATTGAGCATTTTAAGGTAGGCGGCACCGAGATTCCGGGTTACATGATCAGGCACATCAAGAATGTTGGCACCAATCATTTAAAAGGTGTGGGCTTAATGCACCTGGGGAAAAGCACACTGGAAGGCGTTATGAGTGCGGAAAAGGTATTGACAGACAAGTACACCAAAGGCGGCTTGATGGCCTTCCTTTTGAAGCTTGACGCGCATATCAATCCGCAGAATGCAGCGCAATCCAAACTGATCAAAGCGGTATTGAATCAATTGGAATCAATCGACAAAACAAACACAATCAAGCTTATTCCTTTGGGAAAAGGCTACACGATCGAAACGATGAAAAGCCCGGTGGAAGATGAAAAGATACTGGCCTATTTAAATGTCTATAAGAAGGACCTTGGGAAGTTTTTAGGAATCAACGTAGAAACATACCAGGCACTAATGAAAACCGACATAGAGAAGGCAATGATGTATCTGCACAACAAAGCAGTGAGGGCCATAATGAAAAACTTTGAAGACCATTTGAGTCTTCTTTTTTATGGCCAAAAATCAGGAAAACGAATCAAATTCAAGATTGATATTTTGGATTTTGTTCCGTACAGCGTCAAAACAAACATTGCTTACAACATTGTTCGTACTGGTATCACATCACCGGATATTACTGCAGTCAAATTCTTAGGACTACCGGCACAAGGTACACCAGAATCACAAGCAATCTATATCAGTAATGATCTATCCAAAATTGGAGAGAAGAACGCTACTGACGATTCATTGAAGGGAGGTGATGAAAAGAATGACGAAAAAGGAAACAAGGACGTTTGACATCACCGGACTTCAGACGCGTGAAGCAACTGAAACGGAGCCAGTCAGGATAAGCGGTTATGCTGCAATCTTTAATTCGCGGACTGCCATTTGTGATTGGTTCCATGAAGAAATCGCACAAGGAGCATTTGCCAGGACAATTTCAGAGAACAACGATATCCGCGCACTGTTTAACCACAATTGGGATAACGTGTTAGGCCGAACCAAAAATGGAACGCTGCACCTGGAAGAAGACGAACGCGGATTGAGATTTGATGTTGAGTTACCGAACACAGGCGTTGCAAGAGATCTGGCCGAAAGCATGAAGCGTGGTGACATTAATCAATGCAGCTTTGGTTTTATCCCTATTGAAGAAACATGGGATTACAGCGCAGATCCGGCAGTAAGAACAATTTCAGAAGTTCAGTTGTTTGAAATATCGGTGGTGTCCATTCCGGCTTATGACGATACCGAAGTGGCACTTGTCAGAAGCAAAGGCGTTAAAGAAGCAGAAGAAAGAATTGCCGTACTAAAAAAAATAAATCATATCCTGGAGGAAAAATAACATGACGAAAAAATTATTGTTGGCATTGCAAAAACGTAACAACGAAAGACTGATTGAATTGCGCGGACAATTGGCAGATACAGAAAACCGTGAATTGGATGTTGCGGCAATCACTACAGAGGTTGAAGATATTCAAGCACAACTGCAAGATATTGCTGATCAGTTGGCTGATGATGGTAGCGAAGGTGAAGGCGAAGATACACCGCCAGAAGATGGAGCAGAAGGACGTTCCGGAGAAGAAGGCGAAGAAGGAACAGGAGCAGAAAACCGTAACGCTGTTATCCCTGAAAACCGCACAGCAGCTATGAATGGAATTGCGGCAGCACTTTCTACACGTGGCCACAAGTCAGCCGGAGCAAAAGCAATCGAAATCAGAAAAGCATTTGCGAACTTTGTTGTTGGTAAAATTTCCGAGCAAGAAGCGCGTTCCCTTGGATTGGTTACTGGTAATGGATCCGTTGTAGTTCCTGAAGTTATCGCATCTGAAGTGATCACATACGCACAAGAAGAAAACCTTTTGCGGAAATACGGTAGCATTCACAAGACTGCCGGCGATGTTAAATATCCAGTATTAGTTACTAAGGCATCCGCTAGTGTTACGAAGACAGAACGCACGGTTGATATGTCCGAAACAACAATTGAATTTGATGAAATTCTTTTGGCACCGGCTGAATTCGATGCGTTGGCAACTGTTACTAAAAAATTGGTAGCTATGTCCGGCGTGAACATCGAAGAAATCGTAATTGAAGAATTGAAGAAAGCTTATGTCCGCAAAGAAACATCTTACATGTTCAAAGGCGCAGACGTTGGCCACACTAACCCAGGTTCTTTGTATAACAAAGCCGTTGCTTTTGAAGGTTCATTTACAATCGACTATGCTGCTGCCGGATGGTCACAATTATTGTATGCCGCTTTGGTTCGCATGAAGAACACACCGACTACTTCAGTTCTGAAGAAATCTATGTGGATCGTTAACCGTGCAGCTTTGACTAAGCTTGAAAGCATGACAGACACAACAGGCCGTCCATTGTTGCACGTTGATGCTACTGATGGCGTGACTTACAAACTATTGGGCCACAAATTGGACTTCACGGATGATGCAGACGGTGCCGCTTCAGTTACACCGCACTTCTACTTTGGTGATTTCAAATCATTCCACATTCAAGAAGTTATTGGCACATTGCAAATTCAACGCCTGGTTGAAAAGTACGCTGCACAAAACAAATTGGGCTTCCAAATTTACAACTTGCTTGATGGTCAATTGATCTATTCAGCATTGGAGCCTACCGTTTACAAGTTTGCTGCAACTCAAACAGTTGGCGTTTAATAGCATAGGGGGTTGACTTATGTCACCTGAAGAATTAGTAACAAACCTGAAAAAACATATTCATTGGGAAGAAGGCATGGATGATTCCATGCTTTCTTTTTATGTTACGGCTGCACAAACCTATGTCATGAACGCGACAGGGAAGCAAACAGATTACCTGGTGATTATGGTTGCCGGAATCATGTACGAATACCGCGTTGCCGAAAAGGAACTAGGCGAAGCACTGGATGCAATGACGCCGTTCTTTGTCCAGGAAGTTTATTCTGATATGGAAGCAGAGGTGTGAGCCGATGCCAAGAAGACAAACAAACAATCTGAAGTGGACAGCCGACCTATTGCAGCTTATTGAAATGACGGACCCGGACACCGATCGTGTTATATATGATTATCCGAAAATCCGTGATTTGAAATATAACAATATCGGCGTTACCGCAACAGATAGATTCATGACCAAAGATGTAAATGAAGTCAGCAAGAAAATTGAATGCCGGATTGATAGAGCGGTAGAAGCAAATCAAAAAAACTACCGCGTTAAAATTGGTGAGCGGATATACAACATAGAGCGCG